CGCCGCCCAAGAGCCGGAGAGCCTTAAAGAGTTCCTAGATATACAAAAATACCCATCGCACCTGGGCCGAGTGCTAGGCACTTCATCTAGTTTTAATTTTGAATTGAAATTGATACACTAAACGCGCCGTTTGTATTTTTTCAAAAGTCTTTTTATTTCCAAAGCAGTCGAGTGGTATATTTTTTTAGCTGATTTCTGTTCTTTTTTCAACTTTTTCTTGTAGGCGGCACTTTCATAGAGGCGGCGGTAAGTGGCTTCATTTAATGGCTTTATTCTCATTAATAATAGCTAGGAAAAGATGTTCTCAGGGTGGCAAAGGCCAGTGCGAACACAAAGGTATGCACAACCACGGGCACGGGGCCGGTAGTGCCGCTGCGGATCAGGCCTGGGGGGATGGTGACCAGCATACCGGGGCTCAGCAGCATAAAGAGAACTGCAGGCACGATCAAATCAGCCTGAGTCAGGCTAATCTTGAGGAAGTACTTGGCGATCAGGTAATAAAGAAGGCTCAGAACCAGTGCGTGAATCACAACCGTCATGAAACACGTCTGACCCGATGCAAACTTAAGGGCCCCTTTGTCGCCCACGGCGGCGCTCTTCTACGAAGAGCTGAGGTCTTTAAGCCCTGATACAGTTACAGTACTTTTCTCCTTGACCTCAACTGAATCCTGGATCGCCTTGAATGCACCCTCGACACGAACCTCGTCGCCTGAGAAGTACGTCCTGAGACCTTTGAGGATGACATCCTTGGTGATTCCACCCTTTGTCTTTTTCGTCTTGAGGTTCACCTTCACCTTGTCCCGAACCTTGACCGTGTCAATGTCGAGTGTTTTCATCTGAACAGTAACAAATTCGCGAAGCTCCTTCTCGCGCTTATTCAGCACGGTGATATCTTTGCGAACTGATACGAGCTGGGCCTTGATGCCGACCCACTCTGTCATCGCCTGTTTAAAGCGTTCATCAGCCATTTATAATTCATCTGAAATTTTAAAATTCCAGTCTACGCAGTAGACTGTTCTAGTTATACTCGGCACCAATCTCAAACTTGGGGCGCATGGTGTCTGGGGGGATGGTGCTGAGGTTGAAGATGGACACTGGGGTGCGGGGGTTGATGGGCTCGCTGCGGAAGTCGCGGTTGGCGTTGCGGAGCACACCACCGATCGTCTCGGGGTAGCCAATCTGGCTGCGGGGATCCAGGTAGTTCTGGTTGGTCAGAATCTTCTCTGGGCTAAACTGACCGAAATCCTCCGTCTGGACAACCTCACGGGGGATCAGGCTTGCCGAGCTGACGCTGTCAGCCGCATTATAGTCTGGGGAGACGGCTGACTGGCTCACATCACCTGCGACCTGTGCCGTACCCAGGTTGGAGCCCATGACACCGTTAGTACTGTGTCCATAGCTGCTGGTGCGGGGGGACAGAACGAGGAAAAGGACCAGTGCCGCCAAAACTAGGATGATCAGATTCTTGCGGTCCATTTATATTAAACAACGAATATTTTTCTCCAGGTCCGAAGGTCCTAGTCAAGATAGTCCGCTGGGTCATCCTCCTCGGCCGGGTCGTCGTCGAAAAGATACTCCTTGGCAAACTCGGGCGCCTTGGGGGTACCACGGATTCTCACCTGGAGAATCCGCCAGATTGGCCCAAATGACTTTTTCAGAAACCACAATCCTGAAAGCTCGAGAACTACGTCACACTCCGTGTCCTTCTTCACATTGGCCAGGTCGATTGCGTTGCGCTGACGATCGAACGCGCGGGTCACAAACTCCCCCTTGATGGTTGCCAGAGAAGCACCGACAAGTCCGTCCGTAAGGCTCTCCTGGTACGCGCCCTGGATCGTCTCGTCCGAAAGCTCCTTTCCAAACCAATCCACCTTTGACTGCTTGGCCTGAGCAAGAATGTCCTCGTCAACCTTTGTGAAAAACTCAATCTGATCCTCCTGAATCTTAAGGCTCAGATTCTTGTTCGTGAGGTCGTCCTGCAGGGTGACAGTGTTCAGCTGCTTGCGCTGACCACCAATCTTAAGAAAGTAACGACCGTCTGGCAACTTCTGAGGCTTTGAGTACTCCATTCTATACTGTATATTAATTTCTTCTTTAATATCAGATGAGCGCACCTGGAGGTTGCGGTGTTCAGTATGTCATCAAAGGTTGTCAGTGTTTGTCCGACCCAATGGACCCAACAAATCCAATCTGTGCATACGTGTCAAGAGACAATGGTCTCGTGTACCCATGCGATCCTGGGTGTTGCAAGCCGAGTTGTGGAACTAAAATGGGTCACCTCCCTAGAATGGATGTAGAATTTCGCCAGACGTTCGGTGGCACCCTTCCGGCTGGGTTTAACCAGAATTTAGCAACAAGTGATCAGGGAACTGTTGGTCGGGAGGCGCCATTCACCCCACTCACCCCTCCTTCAACTACGGTAGGAGATCGCCTGTCTAAACTTGTTTGGGCGATTTTAGCTATATTGATTTTTGCTGCCATCATAGGCTTAAAGATCTGAGATCCGTTAGTAGTACACAATGGCAGCTACTCTTGAGACCATCACCAAGGCGATCGAGTCCCTGGCGAAGGACCAGCGCGCACTTCGTAAGGCGGTGAACATCATCCGTCAGCACATCGAGGATCCCTCGGGTGACAAGGCCAAGGCTCGTTCCGAGAATAATGGCTTCAAGAAGCCTCTCCAGGTTTCTCCTGAGCTGCGTGCTTTCCTGAAGCTGGAGCCCGAGGAGCGCATCTCTCGTGCTGAGGTGACCAAGAAGGTGAACAAGTACTGTGAGGAGCATGGCCTGAAGGCGGGCCAGTTGATTTCTATGGATGCCACCCTGAAGGCTCTTCTGCAGCCTCCCCCCGACATTCAGGTTACTTTCCTGAACATCCAGAAGTACATCAACCCTCACTTTGTGAAGGAGCCCAAGGAGGAGAAGCCAAAGCCAGAGAAGCGCAAGGCGGCGGAGCCTGTAGCCACCACCGATGCTGCTCCAAAGGCGGATCGCCCGAAGGTTGCGAAGAAGCCAAAGCCAGCTGCAACTGTGTAATTGGCTTAAAAATTAAAGCGGATGTAATAGTATGGAATTAGTTCCAGCACCAGAATTGTCATTGTCTCACGTAAATAGTCTGGTGGGGACGAAAATCAAGGATATCGCTTTGTACCGGCGAGCTTTTACGCACAAGTCAGCCCTGAAACGTTACTCAGGACTGACTGGGTCGTACGAAACTCTTGAATTTATGGGTGATTCTGTTCTTGGGTTTATAATTACGAAATACTTGTTTGACTTGTACGAAGTGAAGCAGGAAGGGTTTTTGACCAAGGCGCGAACGAAGATGGTTCGTGGTAAAACGCTGTGTGAGATTTCAAAGAGCCTCGGTCTTGACAAGCTGATTTTGATGGATGAAAAGGGGGAGCGAAACGGATGGGTCACAAATGACAACATCACAGAGGATGTGTTTGAGGCGCTCGTCGGGGCCATCTACCTAGATCTTGGTATGGTTCACGCGAAGAATTTCGTTCTCGGTGTGTTTGCCAACTTTAAAACGTCCCTCGAGGATGACAATTACAAAGACCAGTTGATGCGTTGGTGTCAGGTGCTCAAAATGCCCTTGCCCGAATACAACGTCATGAGCCATACAAATGGTACATTCTGTATTCAGGTGGTTGTAGACGGTCTCGATTGTGGATGCGGATTTGCAACTACCAAAAAGGAGGCGGAGCAAAACGCCGCCCAAATAGTACTTAAGACGGACCCTAGATTTAAGAATAAGGAGATTCCCGTCAATGGACCCAAAAATAGAAAAGCTCCTGAGTGCGACATACTTCGATCAGAGAAGCGCCGAATGGTTGGCTCTACGAGGGACGATGCTCACAGCGAGTGACGCTGCAACTGCGATTGGATGCAATCCCTACGAGACTCCCGATGGTCTTTACGTGAAAAAGGTTGGTGGCCGAAAGTTTGGAGGGAATGCCGCCACCGAGCGCGGAACTCTCTTGGAACCAATCGCTCGTGACATTTACGACGCCAAATACAACAGGAAGAGCCATGAAATTGGCCTCGTTCAACACCACGAGCATCCATGGCTCGGCGGTTCACCTGACGGTGTCACCGAGTGTGGTCGTCTGATTGAAATCAAGTGTCCCTTGACCCGCAAAATTGAGGACAAGGTGCCGAAGCATTACGTCGCACAAATTCAACTCTTGATGGAGATTCTCGACTTGCCCGAGTGTGATTTCATCCAGTTCAGGCCGCCTGAAGGTGACGTCAAGGAGGAGTTTGTTGTGACCAACGTGAAACGTGACCGTGAGTGGTTTGCGCATTACCTCCCCATCATGAAGACGTTTTGGGATCGAGTGATTGAAGGCCGCAAGGTGGGATTTACGTGCGAAGTGCTTGATCAGGAAGCCTTAGAGCGGAAAGATCCTCTTTGTGAAGTATCAGATGACCAAGTGTCCTACGTGCCGGAGGAAGCC